GCGGCTGGCCTTGTACCGGTGGCCGCCGAACTCCTTGCGCCAGTGGCCGTGCAGATAGTTGGCAAGGGCCGTGTAGTCCTGCCCGTGGTCGACCTTGTTCCCGTTCTCATCTATGTAGTAGTTATGCCGCCGCAGCGGCTTGCAGTCGATGACGCTGCCAAGGCCCCAGAGCCTGCCGATCTCGTCGGCAGGAATCCCGTCCGTGATCAGGTGCAGGTGGAAGCGGTTGGTCGATTTGCCCCGGCCGTAGACGATGACGATCTTTGCCTTGGGGTAGTGATACACCAAGCGCCGGTACAGGTTGTCCCGGATCCTGCGCATCTCCTGCGCGGTATGTACCTCATGCTCTGGATCGAGCGTCAATGTGGAGTAGTAGCTGGTTGGCCCGAAGTTGGCGTTGACGAGCGCCGCGAACTTCGCGGCCGAGACTCTGGTGTTGAATTCTTCGCGTTCTTCCTGCGACTGGAACCGCGGCTTCTTCGGCCGGCTGGTCTTCACATCCGCGCCGCCCGCCACCGTGTACACGATCTGCTCGCAGACCCTCCCGGAAAACTTCCGGCGCTTGTGTCTTCTTGCCATAGTCTCAGCTCCTCCCATCTCTGCCCGCTCAAAGCGTGGCCGGAAATTCCGGCCATGCGTTCAACGATCATCCGGGCATGTCGTGGCGCCGCGGGTACCATTCGCGGCGCCACGGGTACCATTTACTGCCGTCTGCAACAAGAACCCGAGCAACATCCACACTTTGTCTTTCACTTTGCCCATGCAGATAGCTTCGCCCATCATCTCGTCGTAGTTCTCGGCGCTCACGCAGCTCGAACTTTCAACGATTTCAAAGCCATTTCTAAGAACAGCCCTTACGATGGTCGTTTTTCCTCCGAGCTTTTTCACCTCATGGAATGCGATGAAATCATCAACCATCCTCTGGCTGATGCTCGGTTTCTCTGTTTTCAAGCATCCGTTCGCCAAAAGCGGCATGTACGCCTTTTCAAACACATCTGCTGGGCTAAAGCTCTCATACCCGTCCTCATACCGCACTCGGTATCCATTTTCTGTTTTCTCCGCCTCTACCATTTTTGTTCCGATGTACTTTTGCATTTTTGTTCTCCTTTCTGTGCCCATAGGCTTCGGGCTATCTGCCCGCTCAAAGCGTGGCCGGAGATTCCGGCCACAGTTTCAACGGTCAGTTCGTGTATCCGCATGCCTTGCATGTGCATACGTCTGTCTCAGCGTCCCATTCGCAATCTGATGCCCCGCATTTTGGGCAGTGCCCCCACGCGCCTCGCGCTCCTTTAGGGTCTGGCCCCGGCCCATTCAGCTTTGCATACCACAGATCCCCCTTCTGGCCCGGGTCTTCCCAATGTGCGGTATGCTCACGATTGTCCCCGCGTTCCTCTCTTGCCTTCTCGATCCGCATTTCCAGACGAGCAAGCTTTTGTCTTCTGGCGTACTGTACCTCTGCCGCTACACCGAACGCCCACATCATTTCATCCAGCACGATCTGCACGTCCGCGATCTCCTCGGCGATCTCGTCATAGTTGTCAATCAGTCCGTCCCCAAGCCCACCGCGGCCCGCAAACGTCACCCGCTGCGCCTTGCACAGCTCCTTTGTCAGCTCTGCCATTTCTTCTATTGCAACCGCAATCTGCAAATCATAGCCAAATGTCTCAATTGCAGACCAATAGATGTTTTTTGTGTCTGTCATTCCTGTGCCGCCTCCAGTTCCTTGCGCTCTTGCATGAACCCGTGCAGGAACAGCTCCAGCAGGGCGGCGGCGCGGTTGGTCAGATTTGTGAAATCCTTTTTGCTGATCTGCAGTTTGCCGGTCGTAACAACCTCAGTCTCCGGTCGGCCAATAATCTGAATTGTCGGATTAGGCACCAGCGTCTTTGCACCGTCCTTGGTGCAGATGGTCCCGCATTTACACCGGCAGATCCAGTGTGCCGTGTCTCCTTTTTTGCTGGTATCCCGCCCGATGACATACAAATATCCAAAGTCCATGCCCGTCAGGTCGACTACGTGCGACATTTCCATTCTCCTTTCGTCAGGGGCCGGTCTCCCGGCCCCTATGCAGGGCGGACTCACACCGCCTGCGCCTGCGCGTCCCCCTGTCGCCGCAGACGAGCTGCCCTTGTCTGCTCAGGCAGCTTTCCATAAGGAGGTAACACGATGCCGCCGGGCGATCCCGACACCCGGCGTGGGGTAACGTTGACGGTTCCCATTCGCGCGCACGTTCCACACGCGCTTTTTATCCCCGGCCCGCGGGCTTGAGGTTTCGCGGGCCGGGTGCAAAGCCGGGGTGATCCTCCCGCAGCCGTCTCATGGCGGAGCGGCCGCGGCATAAGTCCGAAAAAATATGGTTCCCCGGCTGATTGCTGATCTTAGTCCTCGGGCTGGCTGATATCTTTGTGTCGCAGCCCGTCGGCGTTCTCGGTCAGCGGCAGCGCCTGCCGCCGCGCGTGCTCATCTGGGTTCCAGCCGCACCGCGCGCAAATATACGGCGCGAGCTTTGCATACGGACAGGCATTGCCCTGCTTCGGCAGCCCGCGCGAGGCATGCGGGCTGCTCTCGTTTTTTTCTTCCGGCATGTTTAAATCTCCTGTATGTCGATTCCAAATTTTGACCGCATGAATTTGCGGTTGCGCAGATACTCCTTTGTCCGCGTCGGCTTGGACTTCACATCTTCGACGACGAGCTTGCCGCCGAATTTGTACGAAAAGTCCGCCGTGTACCGGATCGCGCGGATCCGCTCTCCGGTCTCTGTCACATAAGATTCCTGCAGCGTGAACTGCGGCTGAAGGCGCAGATCGGAGATAATGCCAGCCCGGAGCATCACCATCAGCTCGTCATACCGCCGCGCCTCCTTCTGGCTGTCGAAGCGCAGCTCGCCGCGCGTATCCTTCCGGCTGCCGTACTTCGTCTTCCCATGGCTCCCCTTTTGAATGGGAGCTTGCGCCGCAGCGCCTGAGAGGTCGATCTGCTGCCTGGCATACAGCTCCCGCATCCTCGGCGGCATGTCCGCCATGCTCTCAAACCGCAGTCCGCTCATTCGGCTGCACCATCCATCTTCGCGCCGCATTTCCCGCAGAAATTATGCCACCGCGAGCACAGCGTTGCGCCGCACACCGGGCAGTAGTCATACGGGATGTCCACATGTACCATGTTCCTGCGGTAAAGTGTAGAGCGGTCTCCCGCTAAAACTCCGATCTCCTCATGGTACCCCACAATCGTCCTCGTGCGCACTTCCGTCACCGGCGTTCCATGCACCACCTCCGCAACGTCGGCGGCGGGCACTTTTTCAAGTAGTTTTACTGCAACAAGTACGGCGCAATTCCCGCACAGCCCAATGTCCGAGCACGTTCCGCATTGCTCCGATTTTATGTATTTCACCGCCGCCTCGCGGCTGATATAGCCTTCAAGCATCGTTCATCCTCCTCATTTTTGCTCCGCAGTCCTCGCAGTAAGATGCACGGTAGTCATCCCATTCGTGTTCTTCACCGCAATTTGAGCAGATCTGCATGCCGTCTTCTTCCATCCATGTGCCGTACACAAGATGTATCCACCATCTGGGATTAAAAGCCGCTGCATCAAAATCGAAAAATCAAATCCATCCAGCCATCCTTGAGATTTTGCCTTTTCAAGAATGTCGTTTATCCTGTCGATATTTCGTTCTTCCATTACTTGCCCTCCATTTCCTGCAGCGCCGCCTCGCGGCTGATGTATTCGTCAAGCATGGTTTACCTCTCTCAACCAAAGTTCACTTGCCTTCATCTCTCCCGCATGGAATGCAGATTCCTTTGTTATTCCGCCCTCGTCCATTTTCTTCCGCAGCAGCTTCGCGTACAGGGTGATCGTCAGCGTATCCTCTACCACACCGGCGTTTGTCTTCCAGCGCGGCTTTGCTGTCAGCCCCCAGTTTGCATGGTTTCGGCTCGTGCCGATGGACATAAGTATCTTTCTTGCACGTTTTCTGGTCATGACTTGCCCTCCATTTCCTGCAAAGCATTTTCGGCCTCCTCGCGGGTGAGAAATACGGTCTTGCCGAGTTGCGGAATATCGTCCCACCACAGTTCTGTCTCTCCTACAACATCAGCCCCATCAAATGCTCGGCGTAGTATATACACCGTATCCCCCACCTTGCACGGCAGCACCACCACGCGCCCGTCCTTGTCGGCTTCGGCAAGCTCTACAAGCCTGCTGATTGGCGTATTGTTGAGCGTTTCGAGGTCTACCAAATGCTTTGCGGCCAGCGCAAGCTTAACCGTTTCCACTGCTTCCGGTTCAAGCCCCGTATCTAAATATTCCCGCAGCAGTGGGCAGTGTGCCGCCGTTACCGCCGTGCAGAATCCCCCGACAGCAGTGCAGTTCCCATTGTCCGTATGGCGAAAATTACAACGCAAGCAATTGATTTTTTCCATCACTCCACCTCCGGCGCTTCCGGCAATCCGCGCCATTCCCACGCATTCTTGTCGATATGACACTCACGGCATTTGCACGTCTTTGATTTACATCTGGAGCAGTCGCGCGTATCGCACGCATACTTACAATTCTTGCAACTCCGCGCATCCGCGAGGTCTGCTAACGCCGCGTCCCTCTCGGCTTCTGCCTTCGCGTTCTCGGCGGTCAGGCGCTCGATGAGATCAGCTGCGTCCATTCCAACCTTGTCAACGTCGCAGCTTGTCCATGTATCCACTCCCAGCTTCTCTTTTTGCTCGGCTGTCAGCTGCTCGGTCTTCCAGTATGGGCATTTTTCGCAGTCTTCGGTCGGTCCGCCCGGTGTAGACGTGCACCGCAGCGCCTGTATAATTTCCTTGCCTGTCATGGTTTTTCCTCCCTCCCCGGCGTCAGCTTTGCCAGCATGATCTGCCCCAGATCCGCAACGCAGATATCCACGATATGCTCGCATAGCGCTTTCGGAATCACCGACCGCTCCTTGCTCCCCTTCAGCCCCTGCGTACCGGTCTTTGCTCCGCGCGGCGCGGCGATATGGCACGGGTCGCCGTTGTGGCACATCGGCCTAAATTTGGGATCTGGATGGTTTGTCCATATATCTGTTGGCTTCATTCTGGTGTCGCCATACTGGCAATATGTAACAGTGTAGCGAGGCAGATCCTGCATCCACGTCATTTTCCGCATCCCGCCACGGGGATTTTCTATAAAATAAAATTTCGGGTTTAGCTCTTTGATGAGTGCCAGGACATGCTGGTCCACCTTGTCGCAGAACTTTGCGTACTCGCTCACCGCGTCCAAATTCCCCGTTTCCGGATTTTTGCGTCGATGGTGTGAGATTGCAGCGATGGAGAATGTCGTGCAATCCGGGCTTGCCCAGATCACATCCGGATGTCCGAATTTATCCAAGATGTCTTTCGCCGTTACTGTCAGGATGTCGGCGTATAGGTCGATGTTTTCAAAGTCTTTGTCCCACTCCACTGAGTACACTTCGTGCCCTCGTGCCTCAAATGCTTTCCCGATGCTTCGCGTCCCTGCAAACAATTCAAGTACTTTCATCTTGCCTCATCCCTCCCCGGCATCAGCTTCTCGCCCTGGATCTCCATCCGGTCGGCCTCGATGTTCGTGATATCCTGGCAGGCGTCGCACACGAACCTCATACCAGCGCCCCCGGCCGGGTGTCCGGTGTGTAGTGGAGCTTGGTCGCGCGGGCGTTCTGATGGTACTCCGGGCGGGTGAATTTATAGCCCCAGTGCTTGGCTGCGGTGAAAAGGGCCGCATAGCCATCCTCTGCGCGGACGGTCACTTTCTGGTCGCCATATGTAACGGAAAAGTGGTTCTGGCCGGTATATCCGGCCTGGGCGATCACGGCGGGGCGCCGCGGCGCCCGCTCGCCGGGGTAATCGATGCTATTTCGCAATGTGTTTGCGCCTCCTTATCTGGTTGTCGGCATGGACCATCTGCTTTCCCGCTGCAAGATCGGGCTGCAGGCTGTCCCTGTCTCGGTGGTTGACGTCATAGATGTGGTTCCGGATGCTCTCGTAGAGCGTCCAGCTGCAGCACCCGGCGCGGCATGTGCCGCTTCGGTCCGGGCAGTTCCGGCCGCAGGGCGGCGGGATGGGCCGCATGCGCGGCGCAAAATAGTTCACTCGGCTTCCTCCTGTACATGCTGCATCCAGGCTGCGAGCTTCGCGTATTTGTCCTGCCTGGCAACCGTGTCGGCGACGCACTGCGCGTTGACGCGGTCCATGCTGTTCAGGCACTCGGCGTCCTCCTGCTCGCATTCTGACGCCAAGCCCAACGCATCGATCAGGCTGGCCAGCTGATCCGGCCGGAGCTCGACGATGATCTTTGGCTCGTCCTTCACCGGCTTCACAGGATCCCGTAGGTGGTCAGGCCCAGCGCGATCGCGCCGGTCACGACGCAGGCGTCCTTCATCTCCGCATACCCGGCGATCACCGCCAGCACGAAGGCCGCGCCGCCCAGCCACACGCAGCAGGTTTTCACCACCCGCCGCATGGCCTCCCGGTACCGCAGCTCCTCCAGCAGCCGCTCCTGCCGCTCCCTGGTCTCTTCCTCCGGCTCATACCCGAGCCGCTCTGCAAGGTTGGTTCTCATAGTGCTTCTCCTTATCTTCTTCCGTCCAATTTGTTGACATAACTCCATTCCCATCTTATAATAATTGCGTCGATATGAGGGAGGAGGTGAATAAACATGGGTTTTGACGAACTTACAAAGGACATTGTTGTTGCAATGATCGAACGCGGCCGTCTCCTTGACGTCTCGGATGTCTGTGACGCTTACAAGCAGATCATCCGTACCGTGAACGACCCGTTCTCGGACCCTGATGAGTCCGAAGAATCTACCAAGTGATCGTAGCCAGCGGAAGAATTGCCGATATTGCATTGGACAATGCCCGAACATCGTCCGTGCGTATCGGCTTTCTTTCTGCCGCCTCTTTCAGCGCTTTCTCCAGCGCCAGAAGCAGCTCACGAGTCTGCTCTCGCCCGCTTAAAGAGTTCTTGTTATCCACCCAGCGCACCCCCTTCCAGATCCAGAATCTTCTCGATCGCAGCCTTGACCTGCTTGCCCTTCCGGGCGCCATTCAGGATCTTGCTGAGATATGTCTTATCGCAGGGGATCCCCATCCCCTCGACCTGCGCGGCCAGCCAGTCCTGCGTCTTGTCCAAATCGATCAGCCGCTTGCGCACGGTCTTCCCGAAATTTGTCATGCTGTCTCCTTCTCCGCTTCCTGCATCCTCTTGACCACCCGCATCAGCCTGGCATTCATGCAATGCAGCTTCTGTGCCTCGAGATCGTAGCCCTTGCGCTGCATGGCGCGGGCGGCCTCGGCGTTCTGGCACTCGCAGACGAGCGCCGCCTCGATCACGTCCCGCAGCTCCTGCGCATCCAGCGTCACGCTGTAGCTCTTGACCTTCGCCATAATATCGACTCCTATGTACGCGCCTTGCGGCGCGTTTAATTGCTGGCCGCGGGCAGACGCCCTTCGGCTGCGGCCCGCTCGAGGATCTGCCACGCCACACGGCGGGCGGCCTGCCGGTTGGCCTCCTTCTGCTCCGGCGTCAGGCGGCGCAGGTAGTTGTCCGCGATATACGCCGTGCAGTTCGGAAAATGATACTCGGCCACGATGTGCGGCTCTTCGTCCGCGATCGGGTCATACGGCTTTCTCATAGTTCAGCCTCCTTCCGGCTCTAGTTTTTCCATATTTTGCAGCTTTACGCAGTCTGTTCCTTCTTCTCACTCTTCGCCGGCTGCACCATGGCGGCCATTCCCTGCATAAAGATCAGCGCCTTCTCACGCATTTCCGGCGTAAGCTTGTTGATTTCCACCGAGATCTTCTCGGCCTGCTGCTTCTGCTCCTCTGACATTGATCTCACCTCGCTATTGTCAATCGCCCCTGCGCTGTGGTACCCTTGAAACCGGGAAGCGATGCGCAGGAGAATTTTATGAATGATACTTTGAATCCCAACCCATTCTGGTATGTCGAATACACACCGTACAAGAAATTCAGCGTCTGTTGTCCGTCTTCCTCACGGACGCAGACCGTTTACTTTAACCTCTGTCCCTCTCAGGACGGTCTCGGCTACTGTTTCAACGGCTGCGATGATCTTTCCGGCGCGCAGGCCTGTAAAGATTGCCGCCGCAGGACGGAGCGCCTGTTCCGTCTGGAATACCCAGAGCTTCCGCTATTGGTCCCCGTGGACTGACAGCACATTCGAATAAACCGCGTCCAAACAGCGTATCGCTTCCTCTATCGCTTCCAGATAGCAGTCCTCTCCGTCCGGCCAGCCGTCTACGTTCAGCCGGTGCATCAGCCCGACGTTGTGGTAGCCGCGCAGGCATCTCATCCGGATCATAACGACGTCCGGGTGCTCCAGCCACTTCCCCTGCTTGATTTCCCGGAGAAGCGGTTCATCTTCAAGCCCATGCACTTGCATCATGCAGCCCAGAGCCTGCCGCATCGCATCCGTGTAGACCTCGATCCGCGGCTCTGCGTCCAGCACTGTCATCCGCTCGTTATGCCCGATCAGGCTTGCCAGCAGCTTTGCCTTTTCCATCTCCATCATCTTTGATCTCACCTCGCTCGGTTTATTTCTTGGTTATACGTTAGCATAACTACGAACCGTTGTCAAGCATTATTTTAGTTCTGGGTTATATTTTTTCTTGACATTTCATTTCCGGTGTGTTACCTTGTGCCTAGAAGGTGGTGAAAAAATGAGCACAATCAACGAGCGAATTGCTTATCTAATCAAAGACCTTGGCATCACAAAAACGAAATTTGCCGAAACCATTAATTTAAGTCAGCCGTTCGTATCTGCCGTTTGTTCTGGCGCGAAAACGCCCAGTGACCGCACGATCTCCGACATCTGCCGGGAATTCAACGTCTCTCTTGCATGGCTGGAGGACGGTGTCGGAGAAATGTACGTCCAGCGCAGCGCGAATGAAGAGCTTGGCCTGCTGGTCTCGAACATCATGTCCGACGCGGATGACTCCTTCCGGAAACGCTTCATCTCCCTCCTGATGGCGCTCCCGCCGGAAAAATGGAGCGAAATTGAAAATTTCGTAAAAAAATTAAACGGAGACGCTTGACCGTCTCCGTTTAATTTTGTATGCTGTTTCTGACCATTTCGGTGACGTCACCGTTTTCACAAATTGATTTCCATTTTCTTTGTTTGCATTTAGTTATTTCGCTCAAATTTTCTGTAGATTTCTGTGTTTTAGCAAAATTTCTGTTCGGTTTTTTGTACAGTATTCCACGTTTACAATCCGGTTTCCGTGGCATATACTATAGACACAGCGAAAGCTGCGAATCAAGCCTTTGGAATTGACCCCCCACGATCAGGGGAGTGCCAGATCCAAGGGCTTTTGATCGTTAATGGAGGTGTGCTATGTCTAAAACTGCGATTCTCGTTGATGGCGGGTTCTTCCGTAAGCGCTCCAAATTCCTTTGGGGTGAGCACTCGCCGGAAGTTACTGCTGACGCTCTGGCTACATACTGCAGGCGGCATCTCCGCGAACACAATATCCGCCACGACCTGTACCGCATCTTTTACTATGATTGCCCTCCGGTAAACAAACAGGTTTACCATCCGCTTTACAAGCATACCATAAATCTCGGTTCGACCCCGGAATATGCCTGGATGTGCGAATTTCTTGCCTGCTTGAAGACAAAGCGGAAATTCGCGCTTCGCCTCGGCAAGCTGGATGACAGCAACACCGTGTACTCGCTCTGCTATGATACCGTCAAAAAACTTTGCTCCGGCACTATTTCGCCCGCCGAATTCACGCCGCAGGACTTTGAACTTTCCATCCGGCAAAAGGCGTGGATATGAAAATCGGCATCGACATGGCGTCCCTTTCCTTTAAGCATCAGGTCGACCAGATCGTCCTGATC